CAAGTGAAGGCAGCTTCCGTATTGAGAGGGCAAGAACTGAGGCAGTTTACTGAAGCTGGTATTCCTTTGGTTGACTTGCTTGCGGATAAATTCCGCGAGTTGGGCCGTGAAGGAACGACTACTGCCGATGTCTTTGAACTTATCTCAAAAAGAGCGGTTCCGTTTGAGATGGTTGCCGAGATTTTCGACGACATGACTGAAAAGGGCGGAATCTTCTATAAGATGCAGGAGAAGCAGGCGGAGACCCTTGCCGGTCAGTGGGCGAACCTTAAGGATGCTCTCAGTATTATGTACGATGAGATTGGAAACACGACTACCGTACATTCTGCGATGGAGCGGCTTATTTCCGACGCGAAATTTCTATTTAACAATTGGCGTGTCATTGGCGAGGTTTTAAAGCAAGTCGCATATTCATATGGCGCTTTAAAGGTTGCATCGTTGTTTATTCCGACTCTTACAAAAGACACGGCTCTTGCTGCAAAAGCGACGGCTGCAAAGGCTAGAGCATCCGCATTGGAGGCGGCAAACGAGACGAAGGCGAGTGTCGCGAGAAAGATTGCCATAGCTCAATTAAAATCATATGCAAAGCATATGGAAGCCGCGTCCGTTGCGTCTACGCTTATAGGCCGTGGTTGGCAAAAATTAGCTGCTCTTCTTACTGGCGGCGGCTGGATTGGATTGGCAACAACGGCCGTTACAATACTTGTTGGCTGGTTAATTTCGGCAAAAAAAGAAGCGGAACGGCTTGGAAATGAACTTTCCAAAAATATCGCATCCGGGAATTTACAGGCGGATCAGTCTATTCGAAATTTTGAGAGGCTTGCGAACACTGCCGTCATGGCTGCTAACGGTTCTGCAGAGCAGCGAGATGCGTTGAAAGAACTGCAAAGGACCTATGGTGATATTATCCCTTCGCAGGACCTTCAAATCAAAAAGCTCCAGGAATTAAAGGGTAACTACGATTCACTGACGCAAGCAATAAGAGAGAAGATAGATGTTCAAACCCATGAGCAGAATATAAACCAGATTACCGATACGTTCGCTTCAACCCTTGGCGCACAAAGAAAGGGCCTAGAGTCTTTCTTGCGGAAGGAAGAGGGCTATTCAGTCGAAGAGGCAACACGGATAATTTCCGGCGTGGAAAAGGCGATAAAAGACGGGCTTTTGTCGATAGAAACGGATTTCATGGATGCCGCAAGAATAATCGAAAGGATTGCTGAAGAACAAGTCGGGCATGCACCGCTCGCCGGTTTTGGCCAGGCATTCCAGACGACTTCCGGATTCTTTGCCTTCAAATCTTATTATCAAAAGCTTCTCCAGTCTACAGAGGAATTTAACTCTGCTTTGGAAGACGAAGACAGGAGGTTCTCTTCTCTAAATAATGAACTCGGGATTTATGCAAATAAGATAAAGGAGATTCGTGAGGCGACGTCAAAAACACCAGCAGGTTTTACGCTGGAACAGGCTAGTACATTTGAGTTCCGAGAGGCTCGGTGGAAGCAGGCGATTGAGCGTTACAAGAAGGAGCTAAAGAGTGCCTTCGGAGCAGTTGATATCTCGGATGCTTTCACTGTTGATGACTTTATCGACTTTGAGAAGATATTTAAGAATGTGTCTTCGTCGAAGGGTACACTCGGCTTGAAGGGATTTGTCACGGAAATACAAAAGGACTACTTGAAACTTGCCCCACAGGAAAGCTCGACGCGTCTAATTACCGAGGGCGTAAAAAGGATTGCTAACGAAATCGGAATATCCATGTCCGACATTCAAGGATACTTGAAAGAGGACGGGAAAACGATGGAAGAATACGCGAAGTCCGTTGACGAGTTTGCCAAGGCCCAAAAGAATAAAATCAAAGAGCTAAAGTGGCAACAGGAGAACTACCATGAGGGAATCAGTATTTTTGTTCGTCCTACCGATGACGATATTGCTAAGGAACAAAAAGAGGCTGACTTTCTCGATAAGTTACTGGAGTTTGTTAAGCAGTTCTTAAAGGTGACGAAAACAGGCGGAGGTGGATATACACAGGATCCTTTTATTAAACAGCTCCAGGAACGGATGAAGTTCATGCAGGACTTCAAGAATGGGTATGACGATTTGAGTAAGTACATGGCAAAGGCCGGTGCACTTGGAAAGGAAAGCGAGATTATGTTGACCCGTGGCCTTTCTCTCGGGATTGACGCTGCTGAGCAGAAACGTGCAGCAGAGGATTTGTCTAAATGGTACGAGGATACTTACAATGCTGCGTTTGACTACCTGAAGAAGAACAAGGGCGTTACTGGGACGCTCCAGGATTTCTTGTCGAGACAAATCACTGGTAACACCAACAGAGATAAGATGCTTCGAGACTTCCAAGGTCTCATCCAGTCACTCTTTGATGCCAAGACCGACTTCGACACTTCTCAAATGAAAAAGTCTTTCGATGACGCTCTAAAAAAGTTGTCTGACGAAATTAAGCGCAGCGAAACGGCACGGAATTTCTACCAGGATATTCTCGGACTTACCGGAGACAAGGACCTTGCGACTTCAATGTCAATATCTGTTTACGGAGATGTCGGTGAAGAGTTCAAAGATAGAATTAAGAAGCAGCTTGTAGATTCTCTTAGTTCGTTGGACGCCAAGACATTCTCCGGTCTTGATGATGCGATTCGTGACGCTTTTGATTCCGGTGACTACGAATATCTCATGAAGAATCTTGATAAGGTTCCGGAGGAGTTGCATAATGTAATAAAGTCCGTAGCAAACGATGCCGAGCGGTACAATGTCGGAGTGATTAACAACTACGCAAAATTGCTGAACAAGTTCGACGAATTGGAACAGCAGCGCATCAATATTGAGAACCAGGCGGACCAGGAAATTCGGCAACTTAGAGAAGGTCTCGCTTTGGAAATCAAGGGAATTAACGAAAACGCAGAGATAGAAGACAAGGAGTCAGCAAAGAAAGCCGCAGAAGCTAGAGTTTCCGCAGTCGAAGACGGAATAAACCGGGAAAGAAAGCTTCAGTTGTCCAGACTGACGAGAGATTACCGAATGTTCTTCAGTTCAGTTGGAGTCATATCTGACCAGGCAGCAAGAAAAGTTGCAAAAGCTCAAAAGGAAATGCTCACCGAGCAGTTCCTTGCTGGCCAAAAGACGCTCGCGCAATACAATCGCGAGTTGAACGAGATTGACAAGCAACTGGACAAATACACGAAAAACAAAGGATTGTTTTCTTCGTATTTGTCTGGTGGTATTGATGAAGCCGTTTCAAAAATGGGCGAGTTTTCCACTAGCCTTCTTGCTATCGCAGATGCTTCTACGAATAGGAAGGATGGATCTTGGATTGTCAACGCTGACGACAAGGAGTATATTGACAAACTCGGAATGATGTTCGGCGGAAAGATTTTCGGTGTCTCCGGCAGAAAGGATGTCTTCTCAAAACTTATGGAGAAGACTGAAGGTAATGCTGACAAAATGGCTGAAGCCCTCGCTAACGCTTCCGACTCAATCAAAGAAATGGGCTCAAACATGTCCGCCAGTGTCATGTGGGCCGACCTTTGGGTAAAGAATATCGGTAGTGCCATCAGGCTTATGGATGAGCTTGGAAACTCCGGGGAGGAAACAGCAAAGTGGTGGGACGAAGTTGCATCTAGGATATTCACTCTTGGGACTGTCGGTTCTGCCGAGAACAACCCTCTTGGTATTGGAATCAAGGGCGCTGGAGACAGGCTTTCGTACTTGAATGAATACGCTCTTTCAGGTTTTGAAAAATTCAAATCGGGAGACTTCGTCGGGGCTATCGTTGACAACATCAAGGGCTGGTATGGTGTATTCGGTCCGAATATTAAGCGCATAGATAAGCAAATCAAGGAGCAATCGAGACTTCTTGACGACCTTGAGTATTCTTACGATCGACTTGATGTAGCGATCGAAAAATCTTTTGGTTCTGAATACATTTATAACTACAACAAGCAACTTGAGGTTCTTCAGGCAAAGGCAGAGGCATATAGAAAACAGGCGGAGCTCGAAGAAAGCAAGGAGAAAGCCGCAGACAGTGATAAGATTAGGGAATACAAAAATCATGCTCGGGATGTAGAGAACCAGATCGACGACATGCGCACCAAGCTTTCTGAGTTTTTCGCAGGGACGGACCTTACCAGTGCTGCCGAGGACTTCGCGAACGCGTGGATTGAGGCGTATAAGGAGTTCGGTTCCACGACCGATGCGATGAGCGAGAAGTTCAACGACATGATCCAGAACATGATTACTCGCTCTCTGGCTGCGAAGATTATGCAGGAGATGCTTCAGCCGATCTTCCGCCAGATTGACACAATGTCAAAGGATGGCCTTCTAGCGACCGATGATATCGCAGCCATCGCCGCCCTGGCCCAGGAGCGTATCCCTCTCATCAATGACGCCATGACGAACTTGATGACAAGCCTTGCTTCTGCCGGCTTGGATGTCCGCGCATCGACTGCAGGATTCCACGGTATAAGCAAGGACATTGCAGGAGCGTCGGAGGAGTCTATTCTTGGACTGGCTGCAGCGATTAATACGCAGAACTTCTACATCTCGTATGTCCCGACAATCAGCGAGAATGTGTCGCAGATTCTGGCGGCGATGACCGGCGGAGTTAGTCCGACAGCTCCTGTCGAAACAACCGAGACCGGCGAGGTTCTGCCATCTGTTCAGAGAATGGTCTACGATCATCTTCCAAACATGGACGCGAACCTTGCGGAGGTGTTGCGCCTGGTCAGAAGTGTCATAACCACGAAAAATGGAACAACCAACACAAATTATGTCGCAATCAAGTAGTGTGGCATAGCATTTGCTTATCAAAGGTGGGTTTTCATTAAATATTGGGTTTTTTGTACTCCTGGCCGCTTGTGAGAGTCGCCAGGATTTCTTATCTTTGTTTGGGTTAATTGATACATAGATGAATTTGGCTTTGTATAATCCAGCCTTGTTGTGAAATACGGCTGGATTTTTTATCTTTGCGGTGTTATGGACAATCAGTGGAAAAGACAGTTACGGAAGGAAGCATCCTTGCATCATATGTGTGAGGAGAATCGCCGAGACCTCTCCGAAGTGGAAACGAAGGAGGAGGCAGTTGCTCTGTACAAGAAAACTATTGACTGGGCTCTTGAGGAAGGGTATCCCGACCTGGAGACAATTCGAAAGCATTTCTCTGACTGCGAGAATGTCGGGATCTTTGTCGACCGGCATTTCCGAAACGAGGTGCTTAACGCGGAACAGGTATATGTGTTCCATCATTGCACCGGTACTATTCGGACTGGTCTAAACCTTAACAAGAGGATAATCCCCATGCTGTATTTCGCAAACGGATGCGACATGGATGTCAGAGGCATCGTCGGATCCGCAATGCAGGTTAGGGTCCCGCTCTACATCTTTGGCGAGAACCGGATCGGCGCCGAACGGTCCGATGACCTTTTGTGTAAAACCTACAAGTTCGATGTGAAATGATCAAGGTCAGATTACAGATTGGCGACGGAAATATCGTCGACACCGAGGAGGCCTACGGGTTCATTTATCTGGACTCAGACAAAAGGGTCGGTGCGCCTTCAAAGGGTTTCGAGAAGACCGCATACCCGGAAGAAGAGGGAGAACATATACTCCCGAAGACTGTCGATGACGCATTCGACTACAAGGTGAAGTTCTTTATCCAGGGAGACACCATTGCTGACGCAAATGCTAAGATTGTCGCCTTTAACAATGCTCTTCACGGTCAGCCGGACACGAATGGTGTGAAGGAATACTACCAGGTAACATTCTACAACGACTACAAGCGCCACAAGATCGTTGGGTATCCGAGTGAAATCGCCGAGGCGACCGACTTCTGGCGTGACAGAGACAATGTTGTCAATGATGTTGTCGTCGTCGAGTGGAACATCCGAGTGAC